CCTGCGATCTATTTGGTTTTCCAAAGACCAAAGTCGATCTCATTCCCCCGCAACAAGTTTACTGTTCGTACCGTGCCCATGTCGGTACGAGCCTCGTTTCTTGAGGCCGAACAGTGAGCCCTCTCCCAAAGGAGAAAGGTGAACTACTCACCGCTCTACTTCTCCACCATTGGTCCAGCCTATATTCATCAAGATTATTAGGTCTTGATTTCTTAGGCTTCCTCGGACCAATCCCCAGAACGTACTCTTCATGGACCTGATAATCAGAGTTCCAGCGAAGAGACTCCTCCGGTACTTTATGCTTATTAAGCGTAAAAATACCAAAGGCATTCCTATCTGTGACAAAGGGTAAACGATACTTAAATCGTCGACTTTTGAGAACAGATAACAAGAAACTGGCTACATGACTGTACCCATTTTCCTGGAAGGTATTAATTGCTCCAATGAAAGAAGCATATACCTTGGAATCCATCTTACCATCTGTAAAGAATGGTAATCTGTATAGGACGGGGGTCACATCGTGGCCTTCCCAAGCATACACCCCGCAAGATTCACGGAATGAGCTTGACCCCATGAACGACTTATCGACGTTCACGGAAAAACCAAGACGTGAGAGGAGAGCGATGACATATTTAGTTGATCGTGAATCAACAGCTATGTCATCGCCGTACACCACTGGCGGCTCAAGCCTTTTGCGAAAAGGCGTGTGAGCAGATCTGGTCGGGTAGATGTTGTCAAGTAATTGAACGACATCATCTCGACTAAAAATCTTGGCACCAGTGGTCTTCCCATGCGTTAACTGCAAGTATGCATATATGCATACTGCCGTGAAGATGATGCACTGAGTGGGAAAGCAAACTGCTGAACCCATAGGTGCAAATTTTTCAACGGCTCTGATCGTACCATCCGGTAAAAGAACACGGAATGTACGCGTGGCGAACATGTAGAAGAGCCAATCGGGAGGAAAAATCCTCTTGACCAGCTCTGCATGTACGCTATCAGAAGCAGAGCTCAGATCGATAGTATCGGTAGACAAGAATTGACTACCATGTATCGCAGCTCTCTGGCTTAAAGATTGATCTTCAAGCTTTACGAACCGTGATATGATGCTTCGATCAAAGGAACGTCTCATCCAACGCAAAACTTCCTGTTGATAAAACATGAAGGCATTGGGTTCCATACAAATGGAGCGACTTTTTGTTATGTCCTTAGGGACAAACTTTAGTCTTGAGACATCCGAGCTAACGCCTGACGTATTGACTCTTTGGGAGCCAAAACCTTCTTCGCGACCCCGGAAAGGGCGTTCGCGTCTGAAGGCGTAATCCAGTCTCGGATGTGAAGATAAGCGTTCAAGCTTATCGTAAACATCGGAGATATTGCGCTCCGAAACCTTGCCAGTACCGAACTTTGGAAGTAAGGTATCAACAAGGAGGGGCCCAATAAGTTCTTTGACAATTGTCCGCAAGGTAGCGGTATCCTTGTCATCGAAAACTAGATTACGTAGTCCATCTTCGACCTGTGTCCAACCGCGAAAGGCGGTGGTATTAAACTCAGGATCTATATACGCAAGCTTTTTTCCAAAACGGAGAAAGCTCAGTATATATTTCAGAGTTTCAGGTGAGCCTGTCTTCAACCACGATAAATACTCCTTGAAAATAGGAGTCTTTTTCATAGCTGGAAGATACACTCGTGTTGACGAGTCCGAGCCGGTAGCAAACTCATTGCTGAGTATGTTGTCAGCTAGGGAGGCAAATTTCTTGATGCTTACAGCAATATGATTTGTTGTAAGCTCCTTTAAGAATCTCTTGTAGACAATTAAAGGTTTCAAGGAATCAAGGGGACTATCGTCTAGGAATTTAAGGTAGGATAAAATGAATACCTTGATAAAGTATTCATTCTTCCCATACTTAAATTCATGAGGAAGCATGAGGCTCTTAGATGAGATACTAAGATCCCCACGGCAGAGGCGTACGAATACGCCAGAGGAAGGCATCTACTATCCGTAGATACCAACCGCACCCTGTAGCATAAGCGACAGGAGCGGAGAATCTGGTACCTTCGACGTTACCGTCAGGAAGGTAAGAGCATACGTAAATCCCATTGCTTTTGAAAAGGCAGTGAGATCGTGATGCCCACCATCTTCAGCTACTTCGAACCCCATGAAAAATTTCACGGGTTTCTCAGTATCACTGACGATGCCGTCACTAATGACCTCGACCGTATCGACACTAAGTTCGATACGAACCTGGCCTTTAGTGCCCAACGACCGTTTAACGGTTACGATAACAGGAGCTGAAATATCAGAACCTGTGTAAAGGAAACGATTCCAGTAGCTACGCTTATCAGCAGAGCTACCGGCGTCGTAGGCCTTTAATTTCGTAGCGTCCGGTAGTGTCACAGACACATCCGAATAGCTCGTTGGCAGATTGGGGATTGACACGGTGGTCGACATTTTGCACTTCCTTTCGAAGTTGCAGAATAATGCTGCACAACTGCAGCATGGGCGAGAGGACTCTCTATTGAGAGTCAGGCAGTTTCATCTTAGTAACTGCCAAATCAAAGCCCCAACGGTCACAGCATTAGGACCATTAGGACGCCTTAGAAAGTCAAATTTTGACTCACTAAGGTGAGGTGTACATCGGGTGAACTCCCGAACGTACAACTTAAAGACGAATGGTTTTCCAGACGGCATCTTCTCAAGACCAAAAGCCTTGAGTTCATCGTCGGATGGAGAATAGGTCAATGAATAGCTATGCAAACTCCAAAGAGAATGCACAGCTAGCCAAGTTAACTGATTGTCAACTTGTTTGATCCTATCCTTCATGTTCGTAAACCAATCGACCACGAAACTGAATGGAAGAACCTCCCATATGCGTGATAATGTTGGTAATAAGCCAACACTATTAGCAAGTAGGAGGCCATTCAGTAGAGTTGAAGCATCGTAGGCAATACGAAGCTTCGATCGCATCTCTAGAGCCAGATCACCATCGCCGATAAAGTTTTCTCGTGGCAAAAAGTCATAAGAAAACCTACCGTAGATGGTTGCACGTCTGGTGGAGAGTAACCTACGAAACTCCTTCTCATAATTATGAGCGGCGACTTCATCAATAAAGTCACCGGTAGGCTTCTGCTGAAAGCGATACTTAAGTATAGCTTCAGTGATGTAATCGATTAAATCGATTATAGCAGAAGGATCTCCTCGGGTTGCTTTCGCAATCAACCTTCCGAGATCAGGTAGGTTAGGAAGTATCTCAACGATGTCCTTAATGTGCTGAAGATTCTGGATGCTATTATTTTTAATAACCTCCAAGTAATCAGTCAGACCTTTGGACGCGCTGAGATAAGCCGCGGGACGTAGACTATTGAACTGATGGTTCATAGCCTCCGCGTAAACGTCAGAACGCCGGTTAAGATAATTCTTACCAGCCATCCTAAAGCTTACGAAGTGAGGTACGTTCCCGACACTCGGCTGATACGGCAAAGTATACATACCCACAAGTTGAGTACCAACTGTCCCAAGTGCTGGGGTTGTTGGTGTATTAACACCAACAGCGGGGTGGCTCCAATTGCTAAGAGAGCAAGAGGAGTTGTTAATGATCACAAAAGTATCTGGGTAGATATTATTGTAATCAGAAGCAAGATTCGTTCCGAAAAAGGGAACGAAACCCACTTGTATGTCCAAGTGAACATCAAAGTCAGCGATATAATCGCCGGCATAGTTGTTCAGAAAGGCCATACGATATGTATAATGGATATCAAAGTGATCTAAATCTCCATTACTGGTAGAATTATCGATCACATTTGAATAGGAAAGAGTGAGAGGACCATAACCGGTCCCGATGACCCCAAATAGGGATCCTCCGCTACGATAAAAGTCCATGATTTCATCTTTCATGGTCCAGTAATCGTAGACGCACTCATACCTAGGGCCGACAATAGGTCCGAGTGATGGATCGACTTCTTGATAAACAAGAAAGCCGTCATCATTAACGGAAACCTTTTGAACGGCGAATCCAAGGCCGTAACTAGGGTCACGTACAAGAAACGAGACAGGAGCATTAAACCACTTACGACCGTCCATAAAAGGACCGACGAATCTGGAATCGCCCCTATCAATATCTCGTATGTCGCCCTGATATGATTGGTGAGAAACCTCTTTCTCACGATACTTGGCTTCTGGCTCGTCTTCAGTCATATAACTGTTGATGCCCAGCATGCTACCGTATCGTTCCCAATCAGATCTCCTACTCCACGGCCGGTTTTCCGGCTTTTGTATGAGGAATGAGACAGGATAGGGAGTCTCCGTATCAAAACGGGGAATACCTGTCACTGAACTCAACGCAAAAGGCCGTCGCGAGACGGTACATGCGTAATCGGTATTTGCGAAACCGACAAAAAGTCGATCAAGCGAATAGCCGAAGTTCCAAGGCGCAGAGTACGGAAGTACTCCATCTTTAAGATACCATTGATCAGTAGACCAATGATAATAAAGACGCGCTCTGGCGGGTCCATCAGACCAGCACTCATACATAGACAAAAACCTCCTCAACTAGAAGATAGCG